ACTTCGCATAATGTATATTATTGACAGTCGATGCCTCTGTATTGCCTGTTGAAAAACCGGAAGTCATCACCACGGCAAGCGCTAAGCTTGCCGCTATTCCTGCCCGCTTTGAAACGCTTTCCCAAGCTGACCTTACAGCGCCTTCGCTTCTCGCCATGGCAGCTGCTAATAATACTTCTCCTGGATCAAGTTCTAATAGTTCAGCTGCTTTTATAGCGGTTTCATCTTTTACGCCTCCACCTTTTTTTATTATGCATACTGATTGTCTTGTTATTCCTAGTGCTTTTGCTACTGCGTAATCTGATCCGAGTTTTATTTTTAACTCTTCAAAATATTCGCTTATTTCTTTCATTTGTTTTTCCTTATCTTTTACCTATTAGTGAGAATATAGTTATTATTGTGAATACTATTACTAGTATTTGTATCAATAATTTAATAACTTTATTTCTTTTTTTAATTGGTTTTATTTCATAGTTTCTTAAATCCATATGATCTAGAACTCTAGTGTTAAGTCCTTTTTTCTCGTTCCTGTACCAGTCTCGGTCATCTAATCCCATTTTTCCTCCTTTTTTTTGTCAGTTTACTCTTGACGGTCTTGGTTAACCAGTGTTAGTCTGTATCTGACGTTAGTTACGAACTAACGCTTTTCATCCTCACCATGGAGCTCAGACCATGATTTATGATTTTCATATTGTTGTATCTAATGATCACGTTATCGGTTTTCTATTAGGTTTTTGTTTTTCTGCGGCTGTTTCCCTGTTTCTCTATTCAATTGATAGATAGGAGCTCAGACCATGAAACGTTCAGACCTAGCGAAATCCTCACACGCTCAAGCGATTTCAATGGAATCTCAAGCCGCCCGCTTGTTTAGATCATTGTCTAATGCTTGGCAAAAAATTGCTTTTTCTTCTTCAAACATCACACCTGAAGAACAACGCCTCTTTGCTATCAAAGAACGCGCTTATTTTCGTTACCTTAGACGAAAAGAAATTACAAACTTTGTTTACGAACAGATTTTAATGAATTCCGGCGACTCTGAGCGCCTCCCTGCTGGCGCGCCGGTTGTAGTTGATCTTGATACGTTGCAGGTCTCTGACCCTACCCAACGACATGAGTCAGCAGGGCAGGGGGGCAACCAAGAATGCCAAGCCGATTATTTTTTCGTTAACGACTTCTGCCAGTGTGACGCATGCCGCCCGCGTCATGATCATTTGGTTGGTGTTTATTTTGCCCGTGCATGGCAAGCGGGGACTCTATGAACTGCAAATATTGTAATTCGCCCATCGAAAAAGCGGCCACTGGCCGCGTTCGTGAATTCTGTTTGAATTCATGCCGTCAGGCTCACTATCGCCTAGTCAAGAATGGCTATCAACGCCAAAGACAAAGCGCCGCTTTGAAAGCCTTAGTGTTACGAAACGATGAGCGGATTCGTAACGCTAAGCTTAAATTTGACCAGCCGTCCGCCGGCGCCGGCGTTTTTCAGCAAGTAGATTGGACCGTTTAAATGGTTAAGGTGTTTCTTTACATTTTCCATTTCGGCACTTTGTTCTATTTGTCGCCAACTCAAGCGTTAGCGGTTTATTTTCTTTCTAAGGCGGGTTGGCATTTTATAGAAACTCTTCGTAATAGGGGCTCTATATGATTCAAGTTACTCAAGCCGCCCCTGGTCTGGGTATGACCTTCCAGCCCTTAGAATCCGCCTTCGCTCAAGTGGTCATTAAATACCGCCCACAAATTGAAGCGTTAGAGTCTCAGTTGTCGTCTGATGATGGTTTACCGGTTGAGCTTTTTGCGCCCTTGGCCGAAGAACAAAAGCAAGCGCTGCTCTTCGGCTCTTTTTTTGCCGGTCGTGATAAGCCGTTAAAAACTGGAGCCACCCCCGCTCAAGTCGAAAGCCCCCGCGCCTTCGTAACTCGTCATAAGATCAAGACCGGTACATTTACTGCTGATACTCTGACAAAGCCCGTATCGATCGCCGAAGTCAAAACAATTCGCGCCGTTTCTCTGAATGCCCAATTTGGCCTAGTCAGATTCGGCTTTATCCGCCGTCACACCCGTTCAGTAAAACAGCGCTGGCTGCTCAATGATCGCACCCGCCCCGGTTTTTTTCCCGGTTCTCCGGTTTATTACCTGCTGGGTTATTGACATGATGTTTTTCGATTGGCTTTCGTGTTATCAGGATTTTGACTTCGATTTACCGATCATTGCAGATGATGGCTATTGCTTTATAGATTTCACCGCTCCCGAAGAAGACCAATTAAAAACGCCGCGTCAAAACCGCATACACCATGAGGGCAGTTATTCGACATCGATACAAGTGCACGTAAAAGGTCGCCGGATTGTCGTTTCTGGTAATCCATCCCGGTTTAATCGCCTAGATAATTTGTTTGGATTCCAGACTATCGACCAATGCTTAGCCGTTTATAACCAGATTCTTGCGTCTCTGGGTCTGCCTTTGTTTACCCCTTGCACCAAGATCGGTTTTATCCAGAAAGAGCAAGCGAACGGCTCTATTAAGCTCGTGCCCGTTGCGAATGGTGTGGTGCTTACTACCTTGCACATTACTTCGAATATCAGTGTCGGCCCTGGTGGCTGTATTGATAGTTACTTAAAGGCTATCTCGATGCTGCCTTATCGGCATAGTGTGCCAAGGCTCCACGCAGACGGTAAAACCGTCGATTGGTTGTCTAAGCAAGGTAATGCTCGGGAGCTGTACCCGAGTGTCTACGATAAAGGCCATGAAATGAAGTTTAAAACGTTGCCTAATATCAAACGTAAGTACGGCGAAAAGTCGCCCGAATATCAATATATTCAGCAGTTACAACAATACTGCGAATCGCATGGCGTTGCGCGTTTCGAACAGAAACTAAACGCCCCTTTTTTAAATAGACATAATTTACAATTTTACGGTTTATCCGATTATTCAATTTTAGAAACTTTACATACTGATTTTTTAAATCTCGATCATAAAATGCAGGTGTCTAGCATGAACATTAACACCATATCAGAAACACTTATCAATGAGGGCATTGTAGATAATACCCGCGCTGCAAATATTACCGCCCTTTATGCCCTTAACTGGATGAATGGACAAACGTTTGATCCTAAAAAATCGCAAGTCCAGACCCATCGCGCCAGATTGCGCAAAATAGGAATTGACATATTAAAGCCTTGCAATCTTTTGGTTTTTTCGCCGGTTATCGTTAAAGAAGTTACTGAAATACACAAACAGCCGCTTAAAGCGCCTGATTTTTATAAACACCCAAACCATTTGCGACTTGTCGCCTAATTACTATTAAGGAATCATCATGGCCGAATATTTACCGCTTTTAGTTAAAGACATCAGAGAACGTAAATTGGATGGGGGCGAAATTGTAAAAAGTGCAATTTGCCAAACCGTTCAGCCCGAAACAGTGAGTTTGAATTTATCGAAACTCGATGCCGCTAGGCTTCAACGTATTGTCAGTAATAAAGGCAATATATTAATGATTCCCGTTCGTCGCGGTGAGTTTAACGGTAATCCGTACGTTTCAATCCAGGAGGGCAACATATTCAAAGATCCGGATGTTATCGCTAAATTCGAATTGCTTTACGATGACGAAAGTCCTATTTCTACCGGTTCAGTTGTTGAAGAAAAGCTGCCCGATCATTCATCAAACGATGATTTGGCTGTTGGAGATAAGTCGTCGGATAAACCGACGGTTGTATTCGGCACAAAAAAATAGATGTGTGACACCAGCGCTCTCGAAGCGTTATTGACTCAGTTTCTCGCCTTCGATCTTTCGACATTTGAAATTATCGTTGGCGGTTCCCTAGTTGCCTATGCCCTAGGCCACGGAACCGGCGTAATCATCGCATTGATGCGCCGGACTTGATCGGTGGCATTCGCCGCCATTTTTAAAACTTTTGGAGAAAATCCATGTATCAATCTGTTAAAGAAAAAACCAAAGCTCTGGCATCTCGTGTTGCCGCTCCCGTTGTCCTGCTGACTGCTTTAGGCGTTGGTTCTGCCAATGCTACCGTTGCTGAGGATATTACCGCCGCGTTTAGCAGCGGTAGCGTCAATCTCGGTTTGGCCGCGTCTGGTGTCATTGCAATGGTGGCTGTTGTGACTGGTATCGGTTTTGTAGTCTCAATGCTGCGCAAATAAGGCCGGCGTCTATGTTGACTACCGTCATTCTTGCTTCTATTTTGGTTTTTGCCTTTTTGGTAGGTCTCGATGTCGGTAGTCGCTAAGCTATTTTTTATCTGGTTTTTTTTATTCTCTAGTCAGGCGTATTCGGATTCTTGGTTTTCCTCGATGAATACTGCTTTGGCTGCGTGTCAATCTGCTAATAACATAACGTCAAATTGTTATTATCGCAGCATTAATAATGATGGCGTCGGCATTTGTTCGGACGGCTCTAGTTCAAACTTTTATTATCCTGCCGGTAGTGCCGTTAATTATAAATATTGCGGTTCTGCCGTTGTTAGTTGTCCGTCTGGCCAGACTCGTAATATTCCCGGTGATGGCCTGTGTTCTTGTCCGTCTGGTCAGGTTTATGAAAATGGTGTTTGTGTTGTTCCAATTGTTCAGAATTGCCCGTCTGGTCAATATAGAAATTTCTCCAATTTGTGCGTAGCTGTTCCGAATTGCTGGACAAATAACCCACAATATGAGGCATCCTTTTTCGATGTTGAAAGCGGTTCATGTATGGAATACACCGGCACGATATCTATTTGCATCGGTGGCAATCCGAAGTATTGCGCCCCTCTTTCCGATTGCCAAAAATCGACCGACATTTGTTCGAACAATCAAGTCGATATCGACGCGAATAACGCCCGTCAAGCCGTTGTTACGCCCGTTAAGAAAACCGAAGCCACCGCCAGTGCTCAAACGGCTGACAATGCCAAGAATGACGCCCTTGCCGCCAGCTCGGCCAAGCAGGCCGCCGCTCAGGCTGCTCAACAGAATAACGAGGCCGCGCAAAGTGCTGCTAATTCTAATCCTACCATGGAAGCTCTAAGCGCTGCCGCGACTGCCGCGACTCAAGCCGCTGCAGCTGCCGCTCAGGCTGCTAATGCTGCCGCCAGCGCTCAAACAACGCAAGGCTATGCAGCCGAAGCCGCTGCGGCTCGTGATGAAATTACCCCGAGTTATCCGCCCGGTCGTGCTGAAAATGCTGCTGAATCCGCCGCGTTAGCTGCTGGTAAGGCGGTTGCCGATGCGCTCAAGGCCATACAAGGTCAAGCGCCCGATGGCAATGGAACTGGCGAAGATATGGGTACATGCCCAGAGTGTGCTAAAGAATCTACTCTTCAGTCGTTTAAGGCGGGGGACGGTGAGTCTTTGACGCCGGGCTCATCCTCTCAATTTGATGATAGTGTTGTTGATTCTGAGACTACCGCTGCTAAGACGGCATATACCGATAAAGTTGCGCAAATTAAAACGCAGTTTGGTCAGTTAATAGACATTCAATTAACCGGTGTTGGAGAATTGCCGGTGTTTGACTATGGCACAATTAAAGGCGTGCATGTAGTTAATGATTTTTCGCGGTTTACTGATTTAATTACAATTGGCAATATAATATTATTTATCGCCGGCTTTCTAGCGCTTCGCATAATATTGGATTTTTAAAAATGTCTGTATTTGTTGATGTTGTTAACGCTATAGTTGAATCGGGTCAGATGGTGTCTGATTTTTTTACTACAGGAATTTATGAGTTATTAACTAAATTTACAGCGTGGTTTGTTAAATGGTCTGTTGTCGCTATGTGGAAAGCCAAGCTGGCTGCAATTGCGTTTTCCTGGGATGTCGCTCAAGAGCTAATAACCACACTGAATATTAGCGGTTACATTAATGCTGCTTGGTCTACGCTGGATAGTAAAGTATTGAATATGTTTGTTTATTTTAAAATACCTGAAGCAGTCAATATTGTCATGTCTGCGGGTGTTACTAAGTTTGTTATGAAATTCCTAGGCATTTAAGTGGCAACGAGTATTCATCACGGTCCGCCCGGTTCGTTTAAATCCTTTACCCTGGTTCAACGTTTTGCGATAGATGCCTTAAAGGAGGGTAGGGTAGTTATAACCAATATTCGCGGTCTTACTTCAATTGATCGGATTCAAGATCAATTCCCTGATTATAAATTCCCTGATTCGGCGGATTTATGGTTTATTAACACCGACGAGGAAAAATATCGGCAATTTATGGCGCGGTGGTTTCATTGGGTACCGCTTAGGGCGTTGATTATTATTGATGAATGCCAGCGCGTTTATCCTAATCGTCGTGATTTCAGAAAAGAAGATCTAGATAAATGTGACCTTATGGGGTTTCAGCCCGAGCCGTTTAATGTTGAAATTAATGACGAATATACTGGCGCAAAATATATTGTTCATCGTCCTAAAGACGTTGATACTGCGTTCGATATGCAGCGTCATTTTAATTGGGATGTTTATTTATCCACGCCTAATATTGCTAAAGTAAAGGATTTTATCCGTGAAGTTGCACAAACGGCTTATAGGCATAAGTCGCTTGGTGAATTGTTGCCCTTGTTTTTTAAAAATACGTGGTATGAGTTTCAGCACGATTCCGAGAATAGCGGAAAACTTACGTCTCACATTTCAGGTAAACCGAGGAAATATAAAGCCGATGAACGAATTTTCAATTGTTACCAGTCGACCGCAACCGGCGAACATATCGAAAGCAAAGCGAATCAAAGCGTTTTCGGTGATGCAAAAGTTAAGTTTCTTTTATTTGTTATTGTTCTGGCTTTCAGTGGTTTCATCTATTCTGTTATCCAGTTTGCGTCAATTCATGGCGACAAGTCGCCGCCTGTGTCTGATGCTGAAGCCCTTGCGGGTTCTCCTGGGTCTGATAAAACGCGCGGTGCTGTATCTTCTAAAAATCCTGGTGCTTCGGCTGGTGTTGCTCGTGTCGATCATGTACCTCTTCAGCAAGGGGGCGGTTTTTTTGATAGCTTAGGGTTTAACCTTGTTCAGGTAGCAAAGCAGGATTTAGCGGATCTTCGGCATGATGTTTTGATGTTTCTCGCCGATTCTCAGGACGGTTTGCAAGTCGTTCGGTTTACCGATCTTTATAACGCCGGCGTCCGTGCGTCCGTGCATGGTCTATGTAAAATTAAGCTGATAGCGCCTGATGGTTCTATTCTTGACTTAGGCTGTACCAGTGCCCTGGTCAGTGTTTGCGCCGCCGTCTTGGATACACCGACTAAGGTGGTTCGTCGGGATTGTCATAAATACGGCGAACCAAAACAACAGCCGGATCTCCCTCAAAATGCCCTAGTTGCAAGCGCGTCTAAGATTCTCGAATAATTATTGTTACGAAAGTTCGGAATGGCCACTGTTCTTTCGTAACGTTAACCGGCAATTTGCGCTCTTGTTTGCCGGCGCCGCGCGATTGTTGCCGGGTAGGGCGCATAGGCCTGGAGCTGGTCGGAAGGCCGCGCCCCCCGGCAACCGGATAAGCTTCGCGTTTTGGGTCAACCGGCCAGCGCAGCCAGCCGGTTGACTTACGCCATTATCTTTTCATCCCGACTATCCAACCCACTAAAAAACAATCGGTTTTGATTTCAATACTCTGCACGTTCGCGGGTATTGCTTTTCGCGTCCTGGGTGTGTGCATCGTTTCCCCCGTCCGTGTTCATACAGTGCCGCCCATAGGCTTTTCTATCGGTTTGTCGGTTTCGGCCCGTCACAGAGGGCCAGCGGCCCGAGAATGCTTTTTTCGTAGATCCCAATCAAAATACCGCGCTTGCGCTCATTATTTCTTTTTATCAAACAAAGCCGCCGCCAGGCTTCGATTTTGTGCGCCGATATCTAAACAATCAAAATTCTTTCCGCTCGCCGATAGGCGATAAGTTCGGTTACTAAAGGCCTTTCCGCTGCCGCAGGCATAAACCTGGCGCAGCATAGGCGCGTTTATCTTTTCTGCTCGTTAGACAGATACACTTTGCCGCGCCGGTCGCCGAGGTGGTTTTTAGCCGTCAGGCAGCGCCGCTTTTTGTCGCCCGCACTACGGGCAGCAAAAAGCGTAAGCTCTTACGGGTCCAGGGTGGTAAACCCTGGCGGGTGTGGGCAGCGCCCACGGTGTTCCCTTCCTAAAGCGACTAGGAAAGGGGTAGGGGTTAGGTTGACCGGGTTGGGATGGTGGGCCCTTAATCTTTTAGCCGGCGCAGCCGGCTTTTGCTTTTTTGGGCGGCGGGTGGCTTTCTTTTGGCCGAAGGCCAAAAGTGCGGAAAGTGTTAGTAACACCCGCACTTCGTCATGATAACCCGGGGTAAAGTGTAGCTATGGAATGCGGCCTGCAGCCTGTCTCTGTTTTCTTAATTTATTGATAAAAAAGGGAAAAACCCGCTAACCCGGGGTAAAGTGTAGACTCTAACATATCGCTCAGCGGCCTATAATTTGTAACCTATTGATTTTCTTCGCATATTTTTTTATAGGTTTTTACGTGGTACCAGCATTTTCCGTGCTTAGATTCGACTAATCCCCACATATCGCGGTGCTCTTCTGGCGGCATGTCATCATCGGCGTTATATTTCACTAAGCCAGACTTGAATTTGTGTTGTTTTTCCATGTTTTTGATGACGGGTTCCGCAAGTATTTTTTGCGATTGGTCGGCGGTGAATTTGACGATATCGTCAAGGAATCCCGCTTCTGGCGCCTGAGATGCGCCGCCTAGTAATAAGGCGGCAATAAGTTTTGATTTGATTTTCATGATGTATTCCTAAGTTCTGCGCATCATGATTGTAGTGGTTTTGTCTAAAAAGTATTCAATCGATCTTTAACCCGCGCCGGGCTTTGTGATGGCGTACGCAATTCACAGCCTTATACACAGAAAATGTGAATAACCCGCGCCACGTTTTAAGGCGTGAAATTTCGCGTCTAAGCGCGTCCAGTTCTTCACGTTCATTGTGGATCGCTTTTAACATGCATGGTGTCCAGCGTCGATTCTTGTAGCGTAGAATGCCGCGTGAGAATAAAAACCCGTCCCAACCGTCATGATTGACGTGTTTCGAGTCCCACAAAAGCAAAAGGCGCTCCGCAATGGGCGCGCCTTCGTCGTCGAATCGCTGTACATCCTCAACCGTGCAACCGATAATCTCGGCCGCACGGGTTTCATTTAAGCCGCAACGGTTCCAGCGGGCCTTATAAAAACTGCTTTTACGTGCCATTGAATTGACTCCAGAACAAAGGAACCGGCTCTAACGCAAAATCTATACCGGCGGCGTATTG